GTGTTCATTGATGCTGACGGACTTAACGAAGTAGACCTTGGGACAGGCAATGCGTACAACCCAGAGGACGCTTTGCGTCTGTATTTTCAGACGGGTAGCGTGGTCGGGCGTAGCTATACTCAGGATGGCGAGTTTAATAACGCTCGAGTCCCTATCCAGCAGCTCACCAGTAACTCAGGGCAGTCTAAGATTAGCGCTTTGATTGGGAACTACAATCACTATCTCAATATGATACGTGATATTACTGGTCTCAATGAAGCGCGTGACGGCTCTATGCCTGACCCTAACTCATTGGTCGGAGTACAAAAGCTAGCGGCGCTTAATTCCAACGTAGCCACTCGTCATATCTTAGATGGTAGCTTGTTTATACTGAAGTCATTAGCTGAAGCTTTGTCTTGCAGGGTGGCTGATATATTGGAGTACGCTGACTTTAAGGAAGAGTTTGCAAATCAAATTGGTAAGTACAATATCTCTATCCTTAACGATATCAAAGATTTGTATATCTACGATTTCGGTGTCTTTATTGAGGTGGCTCCTGACGAAGAGCAAAGGGCTATGCTCGAGCAGAATATCCAGATGGCTTTGTCTAAGAACGACATCAACTTGGAGGACGCTATCGATATCAGAGAGATTAAGAACATCAAGCTAGGTAATCAATTGCTTAAGCTCAAGCGCAAGAAGAAGCAAGAGCGCGAGGAAGCTATGCAGCTTCAGCAGCAGCAGATGCAAGCTCAGCAGCAGTTCGAATCTCAGAAGCTGGCTACGGAGTCTCAGATGATGAAGATACAAGCTGAAGGTCAGCAGAAAGTTCAGATTAAGCAAGCCGAGGTGGCTTTTGATATCGAGCGTATGCAGATGGAGGCTCAGCTTAAAAACCAGTTGATGCAGCAGGAGTTTGATTACAATATGAAGCTCAAGGGTGTAACTGAGGAGCTTATTGCTGGACGAGAAGATATGCGTGAAGAAGCGAAAGGGAAGCGTATTAGCCAGCAGAATACAGAGCAGTCGAAACTAATTAATCAGCGTAAGAATAACTTACCGCCTATCAATTTTGAATCAAATGAGGATAGCCTTGATGGCTTTGACCTTGCTGAGTTCGAGCCGCGATGAGGTCGGTAAAAAATAATTATCTTCGCACAAATTAAATACAATGGAAATTAAAGTACGAGACCTAGGCGCGGTAGAGGAGAAGTCTGTTGCAGAAGTGGAACAGGAGCTTCTTGAAAAACACGATGCCGAGGTAAATGGTGAAACACCTGACGAGCCAGTAGCTGAAACTGTGTCGGAGCCGACACAAGATGAGCCCGCTGGTTTAGATGAGGAACAAGTTCTTTCATTTCTAAAGGACCGATACGGAAAAGAGATTAACACCGTAGGGGAGCTATTCGAAGAGCGCGAGTCCGCGCCTGAGCTCCCTGAAGATGTAGACGCTTATTTCCGTTTCAAAAAAGAGACGGGTCGTGGGCTCAAAGACTTTGTTGAACTCAACAAGGACTATGACGAAATGAACCCTGACGCACTCTTAGCGGACTACTATCTCGCTACGGAAGACGGTTTAGATGCCGACGATGTAAAGAGTATGGTAGACGATTTCAGTTACGATGCAGACCTCGATGAGGAGTCTGTCATCCGTAAGCGAAAGGTCGCTAAGAAGAAAGAGGTTAATAAGGCTAAGAAATATTTCTCAGACCTTCAAGAGCAATATAAGGTACCGCTTGAGTCAAGCGGGAATCCTTTGTCTGGCGAAGAGAAAGAAAATTTTGAAGCCTATCAACAATACGTGAAGGAGTCTAGTAGTGTCCAACAAGAAAACGCTCGTCGTAACGAGTGGTTTCGGGATAAGACTGACGAAGTTTTTTCTGATGAATTCAAAGGTTTTGAATTTAAAGTCGGAGATAAGGACGTCACTTTTAACCCAGGGAACGCTAGCGAGCTGAAGAAAAACCAGACTGACATTATGAACTTTATAAATAAGTTTATGGGTGACGACGGTTTGATTCAGGACGCAGCAGGATACCACAAGGCTTTGAGCGTTGCAATGAATCCTTCTAAGTTCGCCCAGTTCTTTTATGAGCAGGGCAAAGCTGACGGAGTCGAAAACATCAGTCGTAAATCCAAGAACATAAATATGGATTCGCGAAAGGTGCCTGAGACATCGAGGAAGGACGGAATGCAAATTCGGAATGTAAATTCCGATTCGGGACGCGGACTAAAAATTAGGAGCGCCCGTAGAGTATAATTTTTAAAAACAAAAAAATGGCTGTATTGACATCCCCTGGGTTTGATTTAACCCCAGCACCAGAGCAAAAAGCTTTGGCGTCAAATTATATCACTGACTTTAATTTCTTGAACCAGTATCTTCCTGATACTTACGAGAAAGAATTCGAGCGCTACGGAAACCGTACTATCGCTGGTTTCTTGCGTATGGTAGGAGCGGAGATGCCTTCTAACTCTGACCTCATCAAGTGGGCTGAGCAAGGGCGTTTGCATATTAAGTATGACGCTTGTGTTACAGCAACTGCTGACGCAGCAGATACGGCAACGTGGACTATCACTCTTCCTGCTGAAACTGCTAATAGCGCTTTGCGTAAAGGTCAAACCATTATGATTTCTTCTGCCGCAGGTGCTGCAACGCTTAATAACAAAGCTGTTATTACTGCCGTTGGCGCCGTTGCTGGTGGGGCTGGTGGAACTTTTACTATTGACGTAGCTTACTATGAAGCTGGCGGTCAGGCAGCTGGTATGCAAGCGTCTACTGCTTGTAGCATCTTCGTTTATGGTTCTGAGTTTGCCAAAGGCACAACTGGTATGGTTGGTTCTTTGGAGGCTGAGGACAACTTCTTTGAGAATAAGCCAATTATCTTGAAGGATAAGTACGCTGTCAACGGTTCTGATATGGCTCAAATCGGTTGGGTTGAAGTAACTTCTGAAAACGGAGCTACTGGATACCTATGGTATCTGAAGTCTGAGCACGAGACACGCCTTCGTTTCGATGACTACTTGGAGACTGCTATGATTGAAGCTGTCCCTGCGGAAGTAGGCTCGGGTGCTTTGGCAGCTTTGAGCTCTCAAGCAACAGCAGGTGCTGCTGGTAACACAGCCGCTGGTTCTGAGGGTGTCTTCTATGTAGTTAACAACCGAGGAAATGTATTCCAGGGTATTCCAACTACATTGGCTGAGTTTGATACTATCATCCAGCGATTGGATAAGCAGGGTTCTATCGAAGAAAATGTAATCTTCGTTAACCGCGACTTCTCATTCGCTATTGACGATATGTTGGCTGCTCAGAACTCTTACGGTACTGGTGGCACTTCGTATGGTCTCTTTGACAATGACGAAGAGATGGCGTTGAACCTCGGCTTCCGTGGCTTCCGACGTGGTTATGACTTCTATAAGTCTGACTGGAAGTACTTGAACGACCCAACTATGCGTGGTGGTTTGAATGGCGGTAAGGTAGACGGCTTGTTGGTGCCAGCTGGTTCAACAACTGTATACGACCAAATTATGGGTAAGAACGCTAAGCGACCTTTCCTCCACGTTCGGTACCGAGCTTCAGAAACTGAAGACCGTCGTTACAAGACTTGGATTACTGGTTCTGCTGGTGGAGCACGTACTAGCGACCTCGACGCTATGGAAGTCAACTTCCTGTCTGAGCGAGCTGTATGTACGCTCGGCGCGAACAACTTCTTCTTGTTCCGTGACTAATCTCTGAAAGGGAGGGGGCAGTAAAACCCCCTCCTTTTTTTCTTATAAATTCTTAATTCAATAAAATGAAAAAACAAGCTCAACTCGTAGACAAGGTCTACAAGCTTAACCGCGACGTGGCACCGTTAACCTTTACGCTGTCTTCCCGCAACACCGCCCGTAAGCCTCTTATGTATTTTGACGGACAAGTCAATCGCGCTTTACGGTATGCTCGCAATCAGAAAACTCCATTCGAAGACGAGCAAGACGGAAACTTTATTTTAGAACCAATCGTCTTTGAAGACGGGTTCCTTTCGGTACCAAAAGAAAACCAGGTACTACAGCATTTTTTGAGTCTGCACCCTGACTCAGGCTCTACCTTTTCTGAAGTCAATAAAGAGAAGGACGCTCAGGAAGAGCT